ACAGCTTGGGTTCAACAGTGCGACGCCGATCGCTAGGCCAACCGGATGGGGTACGAGCACGGGGGGCGTGCGGGCGGCAATCACGGCCAGTTCGACTTTGCCGCAGGTAGCGGCGGGGCTGGCGCAATTACTCAGCGATCTGACCGCATATGGCTTGATTGGGACGTAAAGACGCCATGAATGATGCTTTTCGAGCAGTTACGCTGCCATTGGCACACTGGGCGCGCGTCCTTGAAGTGTTGAGTTTGCAGCCGTGGCGCGACGTCAACACGCTGATCAGTGAAATCCACCGGCAGACACAGCCACAGGCAACCACCGCATCGAGGTTCGCCGAACCTGCTGCTGCGATCACGAAGGAGGCTGGAGGTGTTTGACTTTCCGACCTCGCCGCCGGCAGGCAGCGTTGTAATGCTTCCCGATGGCTCGGTGCGAGTCTGGGACGGCGTGAAGTGGACCCAGGAGTTTGGCGGCAGCGGCAGTGGCGGCGCCGGCGGCGGCGGTAGCGGCGGCTGGTTGACGCCGCAGCAGATCGACGCGCTCGCCTACGGGGCAGTGGCTGATTATGTGGAACTGAGTGGGGCCGTCAGTTGGTCCGGCTATGCCGTTACGGTTTCGGGGCACAGCTTCACGTCTGCCGATGTCGGCAAGACCTTGCTGATGCCGGCCGGCGGGGTGGCCAACGCGCCGAAACTGGCAACGATCACGGGTGCGGCAGGCACGGCAACGGTCACCCCTGCGGCGGATGTTGATTTTTCCGGCCTGACCAACATCGTCGGCGGTCCCAACGGCACGGCCTGGAATATTGACGTCGCCGCTCCTGGTGCCGGGGGATCGTTCATCGGCGACGTGCTGACCCTCGTTGCTCCCGCCATTCGTCCGGCGACGGTGCAGGTCATCCAGACGACAGTGGTGAGCGCGACCGTTATCAACCCCGGCAGTAATGGCCCTGTGGGTGCGGTGCTGCTCCGCGGCACGACCGGATACGGCCGGCGTGTCGTGCTGTCGGGCACGGTCGATGCGACCGGGACGCTCTTGCCGACGCTGACGCTTGATCCTGCCACGGGCGCCGATCCGGGTGCGTATTGGTTCGATGTCGAGGACCCCGTCAACGAGCCGCTGCGGGCCGATCCGCAGAAGATCACTTACCCGGCAAGATGGGACACATCCAGCGCGGCGGTCACGTTGGACAGCGGACAGGTCAGCTCCCTGGTGATGTCGTCGATCCATGTGGGCGCGACGGTGTTCTGCGCCAACGACAGCAATCAGGTGGCGTTCCCGCCGCACACACTGGTGACCGCCGTCGACGTGCCGTCACTGACGATAACGGTGTCGAATACTGCCACCGTCGACCACGGCAGTTCCGGCCCGCAGAACGTCGATTTCAACGACAATAAGCATGAGCTGACGTTCAACGCGACGTTCGCCGACAACTCCACGACCATCACGGCGACGGCGGCGCTGCCGACAGGTGTGGTCCTGGGGCAGTTGATTTACGGCCCCGGCTTGACCGGCGGCAGCGACCCGACCAACCCGGCTGCTGGCACGACCATCACCAATATTACTGGTACCACTCTGACCATCTCGCGACCAACCACGCATGCGGCGACGGTGGCCGTGACGGTGCACGCGGTGCCCTACCTGACCGGGGCAGTCGTCCAACTGAACCTTGTCCCGGCCGTGCTCGCTTTCAAAGACCGGGGCGCTTATACCGCCGCCCCCGGCAGTTCCGACGTCGCCTTCTCGACGACGCGAAACGGTGTCCCCACCGACATCACGTTGCTGATCGACAACCCGATGCGCACGGTGCCCGTCTCCATCGGGATGGGGACGGACAACACGGCGCAGATCAATGCCTGGCTGGTCGCCGCGCGCAGCATGATGAACGCCAACAGCGGCGGCCTGGAGGCGATACTGCGCCCCGGCAGATACCTGGCACTGGGCACCGTCAACGCGCGTAACCTGCAATACAATGGCGTGACCCTGCGCGTGTCCGGGGTGCAAATCCATTCCGCCGCACAGGGGCTGCGGGCATGGGACGCATCCGGCTCGTTCGGGTATCGCATGGTCGGGGATTTCACCCTGATCGGAGATCACCTCTTCCCGCCCGACATCGGGCTGTTATTCAGTTACTCAACCACGCACTTGCAATGCGCCGGCCTGTCGCTGCGGGATGTCAGCGCCAACGGGTGGTTCAGCTTTGCTGCTGTCGTCTGCGCCAACATGGAAACCTCCCACGTCATCAACATGCAGAGCGGCAATGCGATGCCGTGGCCGGTCCCGGTCGATCCGACGAACCCCCTCTGGCACCCCACCTTCGGCAAGATCATCGACGGCGACAATTCCTATAACAAGCTCGACGCACCGGCGCACAACATGCACGCCAGCTTCGTCGGGTTTCAGGAGGACAATGGCCAGTCGGCCTGCGGTGGGGGAGCGGTGCCCTATTCGATTGTCGGTTGCGGCGGCTACGTCAACCGGCGCGGTTATGCGGCGTCGTGGTCCGCGCCCGCGATCTTCTTTTCAAAATCCGGTCACGCGCAACTGGACATCCATTGCGAGGTGGAAACGCTGACCGATGTCCTTTTCATGTGGGATCGTAACAACGGTGTCGTGCAATTCAACAACAGCTGCTTCGACGACAATGTTTGCTACGCCACCAACTCGGTCTTCTCCTATGATCATTTCGGCAAATTCGGCGTGCATATCGATGCGTTTTCTGCGGTAAACTCCAGGATGTCTGCCGGCCTGCAAAACAATTCGGTGCAACCGTTCGACGATCACTCATCTTTTGCTGGCAGCCACGTCTGGCATGGTGACATCGCGGTTGGTGGTGTGCTGCACACGCAGACCCGGCACTGGGTGCGCAATTTCCCCGAGGATCGCGAAGGTCTGCTGCTGCTGGGCGATGACAAGACGAACTACAATGCCGACACCATCAACACCACCACGCTGATCGCTGGCAGCGCGATCGTCCAAGGCAACGCCCAGGTGTCGGGATCGGTGTATGCAGGCGACGGGCTGGTGCTTGGCGATCTAGGGTTTCCCCAGGGCACGTTGGCGTTCGACGGCACCAACATCACCAGCACCAGGCCGATCAGCCTGCCGAGCGCGTCGGTCGCGGTGACCCAGGCTCCTGGCGATGCCGATACCAGCGTCGCGACCACCGCGTTCGCCACGGCGGCGGCGACCGCTGCGGCGGGTGCGATCGTCCTCCCCGCACCCTCGACCACGATACCCCTGGTGGAGGGTATCGGCGCCCCTGGCACGCTCGCCACCTACGCGCGCGCCGATCACGTGCACCCGGCCTCGCAGGGCGCGGTGATCAACGTCCAGACCATTGCCGCCGTCACCGCTAACACCATCAGCGTTCCGGCCGGGACCAACCACATCCTGGTGCAGGACAGCATCAACGCCGTCAACACGCTCACGGTGGGCAGCGGCACGCTTGCGGACGGCTACGATATGTGGCTGCATTTTCCCAACGGCGGCAGTTTCGCGGGCGTGCCCGTCTCAGCGCACGGCAACCTCACCCTTAAGGTGTTCGCCGGCGGCTGGTCGATCCTGGCGAAGTTCGGATAGCCGCCATGACAGTAATCAATCCTATCCCAATAAACGCCAGCATCCTGGGCGCAGGCCCCGACACCGGGCAGAACGATCTGATCCCCGCGCTGCACCTGAGCCGCTGGGCAACTCCCGGCGTCAAGGTGGTGGACATCATCGGCGACAGCACCGGGACGGAACTGCCGGGTGCGAACTACGCCTGGGACGCGACGCAGACGATCTGGGGCGCACTCAAAGCGGAAATCATGCGGCGCAATCCGCAGCTTAAATTCAATTTCAACAACCGCGCCATTGCTTCGACCAACTGGGCCAACCCGGTCATGACGGCGAACGATCGCGGCGACGCGACTGCCGCGCCCGTCCCCGACTGGTTCACGAACCGCGACAAGGTATGGCTTGACTATGTGCGCGACGATCAGCCGGATACCCTGTTTTGGGTTATGGGGACTAACGCTCCCCAATCGGGCCAGACCGCCGGCTCCAGCGTCGCCTCGTTCATCAACGACAGTTTCACCCGCATCAACGGTTGGGTGAAGGTGCCTGATATCGTGATCTGCACAACCAAGATCGGCAACCAGGCATATGGTCCGCCTGCCGATACGACGCAGGAAGCTTACAAGGCGATGGCGAGCTTCCTGCGCACTTTCGCGCGCAGCAACCGCAACGGTTATGCGGCCTTCCCGCGTATGAAATACATCGGCCTGATCGACCTCGGGCGGCAATACGCGGCGCGCGCCTTGGGCAAGGACCTCGCGCACCAATATATGTCGCGCGTCCCGGCTGCGATCCGCACCGGCCTGACGCTCGCCGGACCATACCCCGGCACCGTCAACGCTCTCGGCACCACGACTGACGGTGATCTGAGCCTGTCGCTCCTGTTCCACAATGCCGGTGGAACGAACATGTATAATGCGATCGGGCTGGCTGGGCTGTTCATCGCCATCTCCGGTTATTTTTCTAATCGTATCCACGTCACCATGCAGGCCACGGGTGTGTGGGTGACCCGCTACCAACTGATGGGCGTCGACACTGATCCCGTCATCACCGGGGCAAACTACAGCCCGCCGACCGGTGACGTAACGATGTCGATCACGCTCAAGGGCGAGCGGATTATCGTCACGCTGAACGGCAATTCCATCATCGATACTTCCGCGCCACGGCTGATCCAAAACTGCGTGGTGAGCATCGGTGCAGGATCGACGCCATCCAGCGCCATCACCTTCGACGTGACCGAGTTCCTTGAAGGCATTGGATCGCCCGCGTTGCAAACTCTCAACCCGGCGACCGCATTCGGCGGCCTCGGCGGCGGCTTGATAGCGGGCAACGACGTCAATCACCCGTCGAGCACCACGGTCGCGTTGATCGACTATGCGACCATTGCTGCGTCCAACCTCGCCGCACCCATGCCGACCGCAGCGCAGCTCAAGGACGACAAAATGCAAATCTATGTGGACATGACCTCGACGCCGAACACGGCGATCACGACCGAGGAAATTCTCAAGACCGCGCCTATCCTGGCCAACCAGTTTCAAAACGTCGGCGACACGCTGGAAATCGAGGCGTGGGGCATCATGGCGGCAACCACCGACAACAAAACCGTGCGGCTGCGCTGGGGCGGGATCGGTGGTGCGTCCCTCGTGTCCCCAAACACGGCGCTGACCACCGGCATACGCTGGCGCATCCTCGGCACGATCGTGAAAAGCGCCGCCAACGTGCAGCAGACCAGTGGACAGGGCACGATCTCGACCACCAACTATGCCGTCAGCAGCGGTGCCGGGGGGCAAGCCGATGCGGCGGCGACGACGCTGGTGGTCACATCACAGAACGCCACGACCGCCGCCGCCGCATCGATCACGTGCGATGGGTTCCGCGTCAGCTACATCAAAGCGCCGGGAACCTGATAACCACTAGTAAGGAATTTCTAACCATGATCTTTGATCCAGAGACCGTCACCACGCTACCTGGATACCGCGTTGGTCTACGAACGCCCAAGGACGGCAGCCTGGCGGCCGGCGAGATGTTTGTGGAGCTATCCGCCCCGCCCCGGCTGTGGATCGGCGGTCCCGAGGGCACCGTCGCGCTCCTGGTGGCGACGCCACCGGTGACCGCGCCGATCAACACCAACACGCCCTATGTTTCCCAGGACGCGGACAGACTCACATGCACTATGGGCACCTGGACCGGCGAGCCGACCAGCTACGCCTATCAGTGGGCGATGGACGGGACCGCAGTCGGTGATGGCTCCGAACTCTACACCGTCACGGTCGACGACGTTGGCCACACCGCGACCTGCGTGGTGTCGGCCACCAACGACCTCGGCACCACCGAAAGCCCGCCGTCGAACGCGCTCGTCGTCGCCGAGATTGCTGTTGCGGACGAAGAGGCGCTGGTGGAGGACGAGGAGTTGGAGGAAAAACCATGACCCGTGCCCAGCACGGTAGCGACGGGCGTTTCGTTGCCGCCTACGAAGCTGAACCTCAGCCGTTGGTGGCGCCGCCGAAGCCGTTCACCACGCCGGTCCTGCGCGTGCAGAAGGAGGATTACCGTGCCTGGATCGCCGCCACCGGCACGCCGCCGATATACGGGACCTTCACGGTCTCGGGCGGCATCATCACCAGCACGGGTGGCCAGGGGTGACCCCTGACGAACAACGCTACGAGCTTTGTCTCAAGCGGTTGATTGCCATTCTCGACGCCGAGAAGGCGATGCTCGCCTTCACGCGGCTGATGAAGCCGACGCCGGATGACCCCGACGATCCCGACTGCACCCGCTACGAGGCGCAGAAATTCCACAAGGTCATCTGCGCGGCGATCGAGGAGCTTGAAGCCGGCCGCATCAGGCGGCTGATCATCAGCCTGCCGCCGCGGCACGGGAAAACTGAGCTTGCCTCGAAGATGTTTCCGGCCTGGTTTTCGGGCCGGAACCCGCATCTGAGTCTGATCTTCGGCACCTACAACGAGAAATTCTCCCAGGACATCGGCCGCGCGGTCCGGGACATCATGCTGTCCCCGGCCTACGCCCAGGTGTTCCCGGACACGATCCTGAAAGGCGACAGCAAAGCCTCGGACCGCCTGCAAACCACCAAGGGCGGCATCCTCGCCTTCGTCGGCCGCGGCGGCACCACCACCGGTCGCGGTGGTGATGTGCTGATCATCGACGACCCGCTCAAGGATCGCCAGGAGGCCGACAGCCCGACCATCCGCGACACGCTCTGGACATGGTTCAGCCAGGTGATTTCCACCCGCCTGATGGACGAAACCGGACGGATCATGCTGATCCAGACGCGCTGGCACCAGGACGACCTCGTCGGCCGGCTGACCGACCCGACGAACTCGCACTACGACGTCGACGAGGCGAAGCAGTGGAGCATCATCGACCTGCCGGCGCTGGCGATCGATCCCGATCACGATCCTCTCAAGCGCAAGCCCGGTGAAGCTCTCTGGCCCGGGCGTTTCGGGACCGAATACCTGCTTGGCGTGCAGCGCCGCGATGCGCGCGGTTTCTCGGCACTCTACCAGGGCCGTCCCTCGCCCGCCGGCGGCACGTTCTTCAGTGCCAAGTGGCTGAAGACCTACAAGCCTGCCGACCTGCCCAGCAACCTGCGCTACTACGGTGCGTCCGACCACGCGGTCAGCCTCAAGCAATATGCCGACAAGACGTGCCTGCTGCTGGTCGGCCTCGATGCCGAAGAGAACATCTACGTGCTGCCGGACCTCGTGTGGCGGTCGATGACCGCGGAGCAGTGTGTCGAGGCGATGCTGCGCATGATGCGCGGCTACAAGCCCATGTTCTGGTGGGCCGAACGCAGCATGATCAGCAAGTCGATCGGGCCGTTCTTGAGAAAACGCATGCTTGAGACCCAGACCTTCTGTTCGGTGATCGAAATGCAGCCGATCGCCGACAAGCAGACCCGCGCCCAGTCGATCCAGGGGCGCATGTCGATGGAGAAGGTGCTGTTTCCGGAGCGCGCGCCCTGGTGGCCCGCGGCGCGGGACCAGTTGCTCAAGTTTCCGCACGACCAGCACGACGATTTCGTCGATGCGCTCGCCTACGTGGGTCTCGGCCTGACGCTTCAGGTGGGCGCCGGCGTGCGGGCCGAAAAGAAGCCCGACAACGCCGAGGGTACGTTCGGCTGGATGATCGATCAGCGGCGTCTCGCTGAGAAATCCGTGCGTCTCGGCTTCGGCGGGACAGGGGGCTGGTAAATTATGTCAGGCAACCTACCCATGGGGACGATGCCTGGTACGCTGGCCGGGGACACGTCCTACGCGCCTACCGGTCCTAGCCAGGGGCCTGTCCCGCCGGGGACAGGTCCCCCCGACCCCACCGCCGACAACAAATTCATCAACCGCGAGCGCCCCGAACCCGAAGAACCCCGCCGTAAGCTGGTCAAACGGTGGACCGACCGCGTGCAGCGCGCCAAGAAACACTGGCAGAACGACTTCAAGCGCATGCGGGAGAACGAAAACTTCGTCGAGGGGCGGCAATGGCCGGACATGCCCGCCCCGGAGACCCAGGTGGTGCGGGACGATCGCTACATCGCCAACATCTGCATCCGTCACGTGCTCCAGCGCACGGCGGAACTCTACCCCAACAACCCGACCATGCAGGCCAAGCGCGCGCCGCGGCTGATGGCGACCACCTGGGACGGGACCGGCCAGCAGTTGCAGCAGGCGCAGCAATCCATGCTGATGGCGGCTCAGCACGGCATGCCGCCCGACCCGCACGCGCTGATGGTGCTGCAAGACGCGCAGACGGTGCAGCAGTTCGACCAGCTTATGGAGCGCGTCGGCACGACGTTGCGGATGCTTTACGACTACAATGTCCGCGAGCAGACGCACTCGTTCAAGAACTGCATGAAGATGACCGTGCGCCGCGGCATCATCACCGCGGTCGGCTACGTGAAAGTGGGTTTCCAGCGGGCGATGCGCATGCGCCCGGAAATTGAGGCCCGCATCGCCGACATGTCGGAGCGTCTGGCCCATATCGAACGGCTGGCGGCGGATATGGCCGACAGCGAAATCCAGTCCGACAGCGCCGAAGCCGAGGAGTTGAAGCTCGCCATCCAGTCGCTGATGCAGGAAGAGCAGATCATCGTTCGCGAAGGGCTGACCTTCGATTATCCCGACAGCACCGCGATCATCCCGGACCCGAAATGCCGGTCCCTGCGCGGGTTTTTGGGTGCTGACTGGGTGGCGCAGGAATTTTTACTTTCACCGGAGCAGATCGAAGAAATCTACATGGTCGACGTGGGGACCAGCTACACCGCTTACACTGCGGACGGGCTGTCCCAGGGTTTCGAGAGCGCACGGCTCGACAACCATTCGGCCGGTGGCCGTGACGACGAGTTTTCACCCGACACGCAGGCGTGCGTCTGGGAAATCTATCATCGCAAGGACGGTCTGGTTTATGTCGTCTGCGACGGCTACCCGGATTTTCTGCAAGAGCCGGCGTCGCCCGACACCGAGTTTTCCCGCTTCTGGCCCTGGTTCGCCTTCGTGTTCAACGAGGGCTATGCGCAGCGCGGCCTTTATCCGCAGTCGGACATCGATCTGATGCGCGACATGCAGCTTGAGTTGAACCGCGCGCGGCAGGGCCTGCGCGAGCACCGGCGCGCCAACCGGCCGAAGACGGCGGTCGCCGCGGGGCTGCTCGAAGAAGCCGACATGAACAAGCTGCGCACGCATCCGGCGAATGCGCTCTTAGAACTGAACGGGCTGGCCCCGGGACAGAAGATCGTGGACGTGTTGCAGGTCATCGAAATGCCGCCGATCGACCCGCATGTTTACGACACCGCACCGGTGTTTGAGGACGTGCTGCGCGTGCTGGGTTCGGATCAGGCCGACCAGGGCACCACGTCGGGGGACGCGACCGCGACCGAGGTTTCTGTCGCCCAGTTCAGCCAGAACACCGACACGCTCAGCCTCGTCGATGACATCAACGACACCCTGAGCGAGATGGCGCGCACGGCGTCGGAAATCCTGGTGCTGAATGTGGCCCAGGATACCGTGCAGAAAGTGGTTGGCCCAGGCGCTGCGTGGCCGCAGCTTGACCGCCAGACGGTCGCCGAAAACGTGTTTCTCATGGTCGATGAAGGCGCCAACGGTCCCGTCGATCGCCAGCAGGAAGTGCAGACGCTGGTGCAGCTTGTGCCCCTTCTCCAACGGGTCCCCGGCATCTCCCCCGAGTGGCTGGCGCGGCAGCTTATCCGCCGCATGGGCGACGACATCGACGTGACCGAGGCTTTCAGCGAGGGGCTGCCGTCGATGGAAGCCCTGAACCAACTCATGGGGCGCCCGCCCGCTGCCCCAGGAGCCGGCCCCGGCGCTGCGCCTCCCAGTGGCGCCGGGAAAGGCCCGCCACGACCTCCCGGGGCCGGCCAGGACCCGAATGCGCAGGGACCGGCCGGCGGCACCGGCACTCCGGCCCCGCCCGGGGTGACGCCCTCCGGGCGCATGGGTGCCTTCACCCCGCCGCTCCAGGGTTACGGGGCCAACGGCAACCGCCCGGGCACCGGCGGCGGCATGCCGCGGATCGCGCCCTCGTCGCAGGGCATGCCGACGCCATGACCGACGCTCCGTCGCCTCCGGGCGCGAGCGTCCTCGTCTCGATCAGCGAGCGGCTGATCCGCGTTCTGCCGCCGGCCTTTCTCCTGCTCATCGTCATGAATTGCATGTTTCTCGGCGTGATGGCCTGGACCTTCGACCACAACGCCGACACGCGGAACGTGATGCTGACGAAAATCATCGAGCAGTGCTTGCTTCGGCAGCAGCCCTGACGCGACACAACACTAGACACAACACCAACAAAACAACTACGGTTCTCCTTGGAGAACCGAAAAAGTGTCGGAAACGACATCGATCCCCACGGTCAGCACGACCACTGCGGCGCCATCGTCCAGCGCCGACGCCACCAGTGCGGCTTCACCAGCCGCGCCGGCCCCCGACGCACCGTCGCCCTCGTCAGGCACCGACAGCCCTTCGCCCTCGTCAGGCGACAGCCGCCGATCCGACCGTGAGGAACTGCTCTCCGCGGTTCTCAAGGTCGTGCCCACCAAGCCCGAGACCTCTGCGCTCCCCACCGAGGGTGACCCCTCCGTCGCGGAGCAAAAGGACGCGGGCAAAGCGGGACCGGATCAGGTCGCGGCTAAGGACACGGGTCAGGGACAGACCCCCGCCCCGGAGACTTCCCAGGACAAGGACGCCGAGGCCGACCCGAGCGAGGGCGAGCTGCGCAAGCTCCGTCCCGAAACCCGGCGCCGGTTCGAGCGCCTTCTTGGCCAGCGAAACGAAGCCCGTCAGGCGTTTGACGCCGTGCAACCGGAGCTGACAGCGCACCGGCAACTGCAAGGCTATCTCGCCGAGAACCAGCTTGCGGCTGACGATGTCAACCGTTTGTTGGGCATTGGCTCTGCCCTGCGTCGCGGCGATTACCGTGCGTTCCTGGAAGGCGTCACCCCTTACGTTCTGGTGGCCCAGGAAGCGGTCGGCGCGCGCATCGCGCCCGATCTGCAAAAGCAGGTCGAGGACGGCACGCTGAACGAGGACGCGGCGCGGGAGTTGACCCGCACGCGGCACCAGGCACGGCGGGCCGAGAGCGAATTGACGGCGACGCGGCAGCAGCAGACCGCGGAGACGCAGACGCGAAACGTCGGCGCTATCCGTGACGCGGTTGACGCATGGGAAGCCGACCTCCGGACCAGGGACCCCGACTACGCCCGCAAGTCGGTTGCCGTGCGTCGCTTCTCCCAGGCTCTGATGCAGGAGCGCGGCTTGCCCGCGTCCCCGGCAGCAGCGGTGGCGCTTGTGAAAGCGGCCTATGACGAGGCCACACGCGAATTGCTGAAGGGACAGCCTGTCCCGCAGGCAACGCGCCGCACCCCGTCCGGCATCCAAACGACAACCACAGGGTCCGTCGTTCGGGAGCCAGCTTCCATGAAGGATGCAGTTCTTCAGGCACTCGCCGGGATGCGACGGGCCTCCTGATCCCAGGGGCCTGATCAATGGCGTTCACAGCAGGAGAAATCACCAACATCGCAAATGCGTCGTTGGATTTCTATCTCAACAAGGGCGACACGTTTAAGCAGTCCATCCAGGCAAAGCCGTTGCTGCGCCTGATGGAGGGGAGCGCGAAATCGTTCCCCGGCGGCAAGGGAAACATTTCCCTGGCCGTGAAAGGCACCTACGGCGCCGGTGGCGTCAACGACCACATCGTCGGCTACACGCACAACGACAGCGTGAGCTTCTACACCCCGGCCAACATCCAGCGTTGTAACTACCCGTGGCGCGAGCACCATATCGGCCTGACGCTCACGCACACCGAACTGAAGATCGACGGCATCTCGGTCACCGACGACGCCGGCGACGGTTCGAGCACGTCTAACCACTCCGACCGCGAGGTCACCGTCCTCGTCAATCTGATGGCCGACAAGCTGGAGGATTTCGGCGAGCAATACGCGCGTGGCATGAACGGCCTGCTCTGGGGGGATGGCACCGCCGACCCGAAGGCGCTGGCCGGCCTTCAGTCGATCATCATCGATGTCCCCAACACGGGGACCACCGGGGGCCTGTCCCGCAGCGCCAACACGTGGTGGCAGAACCGGGCGGCGACGGCGGCGTTCGGCACCGCCGGCGGGCGCGGCGCGATCACCTCGGCGACCACCAACGGTGGCGCGCTGTGGACGTTCTTGCAGCAGGAAAAGCGCCAGTTGATCCGTTACGGCGGGCGCCCGACCAAGTTCCTGGCGGGATCGGA